ACACCTTTATTGACCATGTCTAAAATAATGGAAGGAATTCCATTAAGACTTCTTAGGCCTAATAAAATGTTTGCTGGTCCCGCTGGTGTCACTTCTCCTTCTAAAGTTACTAATCGTTTTGCAAATTCAAAAGAATTTGTACTAACTAGCGACTTCGAAAGATTGATTTGAACGCCAAGGATCTCAGTCATGATCATATAATAGGAATCGGCTACAGATTTGTCAGCGATAACTATATCATCACCAAGTAAGGCATAATGGTTAAAACCGAGTTTCCCAACTCGATTTGCCGCTAAGCCTACTATAAAGTGATGAGTTAAAGCTAACATTGCTCATGAACTTAAGGCACCCATCGGTTGACCTACAGAGTAACGTAAATTACGTTTCTCTTTGGTTAAGTATCAATCTCTATCAGTCATCAATATTGATCACTTAGAGGCGAAACTTTCACCACAATAAATTGACAGAATATCTTTCTGTAAATGAATTGGTAGTCTATCCGTTGCGGCCGAAAGGTCATACGAGTAAAAGATTCTATCTTTCTCAGCGATTGCTCCATCTTTTGAGAGCTGGACTAATCTATCTAAGGGGGCACTTTGATTAAAAGTACCATCCATAGGGATTTGTCTAAGCATCTTAAAGATAGCATCTGAGATAGGGCCCATAACTGATTGTGTAATACTATCAGTAATTGCAAAGACTCGTGCTTTACCAGCAGCTTCTTCTTTTATTGCTAACTTCCCAAGATGTAAATCTTTAGAAGGAACTGATAAACGAAGGTTATAAGCTTCTTGTAAAAGCATATCTCTGAATTCTAAATAATTAGGAAATAATTGGATAAATTCAATTAAAACCTTAAAATTCGGATGAAGAGATCACGCTTTGATATCTAACCAGATACCAAGCATGGATACTTTACAATTAGGACCCGCCGAACGTAAAAGTTTAAGCTTAATAGGTTTGATCTGTGGAAACACAGGTAAAACTTGTTTAATCTTAATTAACTCGTACTTCGGAAGAGTAGAATCTGAACCTGTAAAAGGACCAGTTATACTTTCAAGCTTCAGAGTCGAGGGGAT